TCAACCCTTCGCCGAATCGCCCTTGGCGTCGTCGGCGCCCCAATCCATGAACGGGTTCACCAGCAGGAAGACGCCGACCAGCCAATTGTCGAATTCGCGCATCGCATGCGCCCAGCCCTGCGGGACGAAATCGGGGAAGGCCAGCGTGCCGGCGCCGATGGCGCTCAGCACGGCGATGACGGCGCGAATGATCCGGCGCTGTTGCCGGGTAAGCGTGAAATTCATGGGCAGGCCTCTTTTCAGGTGATGCCGACGGCGCGCAGCGCCTCGAGGAGCGCCGGATCGCGGCGGGATTTGAAGGCGCGCGGCAGGCGGTGACGCCGGCAATAGATGCGGAAGGCGCGCTCTTGCACGTCGGTCGCGCGGATGGTGAAGGATTTTGGCTGCAGTCGAAGACGCATGCGGGTCTCCCGCAATGGGAGGGAGCGGGGCGCACGGCTCCGCTCCTTTGATTCTAGCGGTTCACAGCCCGGCGCTCGCGAGGTCGCTCTTGACCTTGTCGACGATCGCCGTCGCATTGCCGCCGCTCTTCACCGTGCTCTGGATTTGCGCCAGCGCCGCGCCGGCGTTGGCGTTGACGCTGGCGAAGTCGGCGGCGACGTTGCCGGTCGGCGCGAACAGCGTCGGCGTCGGCAAAAAGTCCAGCGACTTGCGCAGCGTGACTTCGACGACATGCGAGGCGGTCGAGCCATGCACGACGTAATTCGTCGCGGCGAAGCCGGGCGTCTGGCCATATTGCAGCCCGGCCAGCGAGACCGTGCGGCGGCCGGCGTCGACATATTTGTAGCCCACGCCGAAGCGCCAGCCCGGCGCGAACTGATATTCGACGCCGGCCCCGCCGAAGAAGCCGAGATCGACGCGGCGCGTCGCGCCATAGCCCGCCGCGATCGCCAGCGGCGCGCCGGAAGTCACGCCGGCCGAGGTCTGCACCAGGGCCGCGCCGCCGGTGACGTAAAGCAGCGTGTTGGGCGTCACCAGATAGCCGAGGCGAGGGCCGAGCGTGGCGGCGAAGTCGTAGGACTTCGACACTTGCGCGAGGGCCGGATAGGCGCCGAGGCCGGGCGTCGCCCAAGTCGCCGTTTTGTTGGAGCCGAGCGGAACGCCGACGGTCCCTTCGACGCCATAGACGAAGTTGCCGGCCTGGAAATCATAGCCCGCGAGCCCGAGCCCGAGCGCGCCGACCGGCGTCGCCAGCAGCTTGGCGTTGGAGCCATAGCCGAAGGCGGTATAGCTGGGCGCGAGCGCCGGCCCGACCTGCTGATAGCCGGTCGAAAAGGCCTCGGCGCCCCACACCGGATTGGCGAAGAAGGCCGCGCCGCCGCCAACGCCGGCGTAGAAGCCGCCCCAAGTCGAGACGGGCGCGGGGATGAAGGGCGCGGCTTTGTGGCTGGGGAGATCGGCGGCGAAGGCCGGATTGAGCATAGCCGCGCACAGCCCGGCGAGGAACGCCGGGGAGAGATGCAGTTTCATGGGGAGTTGCCTTTTGGGAGGTTCGCCCTGGGGATTTCGCGCGGCGGGCGGGCGAAGCGCCGCGCGCAAAGCCGGGCCGGTTACTGGCCGGCGGCGGCCGCGGGCGGGGCGACCAATTTGGCCAACGCATCGATCCAGGGCGCGAGCTTGGCGCGTTCCGCCGCGAGCGCCTCCGATTGGTCGGAGGCCGCCTTGTCGAAAGTCGCCATCTCGGCGAGCAGCGCCTTGGCCTTGTCGATAGAACCGTCGGCCTGCTGCGTCGCGGCGGCCGTGGCCGCGGCCAATCCATCCATCAAAGTCATGGGCTTCCCCTGGAGTTCGCCGGGAGACCGCCCGGCGCGGATCGATTCAGCGCAGCGCTTGTTTGGCGCGCGCGAGATAGGCGCGGCGCGTGGCGAGGCCGTTCAAACCGCCGTTGATGCGACGCGTGATCGTGTCGATGTCTTCGCGGTCGGCGAAGCCGTTCAGCGCATGATCGCGCCAGAAGACGCAGGCGACGTTCAGCGCGTGAGGGAAGGTCGCGACGATTTCGGGATGCGAAACGAAGTCGACGACGAGGATCTTCGACAGCCGCGCGTAATTGGCGCGGCCCGTCAGCATGCAGAAACCGCGCCCCTTGAAGCGCAAGCCGTCGCCGCACCGCGTGTTGCCGAGGTCGCGACGCCCCTCATATGCGCGCCCGCTGGCCTCTTCGGTGAGATGCGTGTAGCCGGCCGTTTCTTCCGCCCATTGCGAAAGGAAATGCGCCTGGCGCAGACGGTTCGACAGCTCGTATTTCACGATCGCGGCGGGGAAGGCGCCGGCGAGGCCGGCGACGATGTCCGCATGCGCGGGCGGCGCGATGCGGCGAATGACTGCGGCCCAATCGGTCATGGAGCGGTCCTTTCGATGGAGGCGGAGAATTTCAGTGCGGCGCGTGATGCGTCACGACGAACAGCGCCGCGCCTAGGCCGATCATGCCGACGACGTGCGGCCAGATCGTTGCGGCGAGCGACGGCTTGCGCCGCCATGTCGATCTATCGGCAAGCCGAACGGGGCGCGGCGGCGACGGGTCGTGGCGCGCCCAATCCGTGATGAGCCAGGCGGCCAGCAGCGACGCGGCGAGCGCCATCGCCCCGGCGAGTTCGAATCTCGTCATGCGTCACCTGCCTTTTTTGAATGGAGCGCCGCCGCGACAGCAGGGCGAAGAACGCCACGACGGCCCAGGCCGCGAGCCCGAGCGGCGTCACGCGCCGCGTCACCCCGTCACCGCCAACATCGTTCCGATGCCGGCCGGGGTGAGGGGCAAGCCGGGGTCGGCGCCGCTAAAGATCGTGTTGAGCGCGCCGCTCGCCGCACTGTTGTCGTAGAGCAACTGGCCCATCAGATTGGCGTCGCCGATCGACGTGCCGACGCTGAGCCCCGAGATCGTCGCGCCCGTGCAGCCCGCCGGCAGGACCACCGTGGGCGCCGAGGTTCCCGCAAGTCCGGGCGTCGCGGGATAGGCCGCGGTAATCCCGCTCGCCGAAGTGTAAGTGAAGGCGATGGTCGGGGCCGTCGTGAAGCCGCCGCCCGTCGTCGCGACGGTCGACGTTCCGGAGCCCGAGCATGTCCCATGCGCCGACACCGTCAGCCCCGTCCCGCCAGCGTTGCCCGTCAGCGTGCCGAGGCGCGAGAACTGCATGTTGTCGCCATAGGAGAGCCAGGTCGCGCCGCTCGTCCAGCTTCCCGTGCCCTTCACGCATTGCACCACGGTCGCCACGACCAGCGTGCAGTTGAAGGCACCGGACTGCGTATAGGAGACCGCATAGGGATCGAATCCGTCCTCGTAAACGTCGCCATTGGCGAAGGGATTTTGCGACGCGCCGATGCGGAAGCCTTCGACGTGCTGTCCCGTGGCCGTCGACCTAGAGCAAGTCCCTGCCGGCGGATAAACGCCGCCGGTGAGATTGGCGCCGCATGTCGCAAGGGAAGTTCCCTGGTTCAGCGTCACCGTGATGTCGATGCAACTGTAGGGCGTCGTCGCGCAAGCGGCGTTGTAAGTCGACGTATTGTCGAAGGCGGCGCCGGCGATGGCCGGCTGCGCCGCCGTCAGCCATCCCCAGACGGCCATGAGATTGGTCGCCAGCCGCTTGCCGACGCGTTGCGCGCCGAAGGAACCGCTGGTCGCGTGCGGCGAGTCCGTGTTCAGCCCGGCGACGACGTTGGCGATGTCGGGGTAGTCCCCGCCCGGCAAAGCGTTGGGGATATAAGCTCCGGAAGACGAATTCACCGCGTCGTGAGACCACTGCAAACAGCTCGTGCTCTGCTGAAACACAGTGCCGAAAGCCGGGTTCACGTCGCGCGGATGGCCCACGACGACGACCGGCGTCGACGACGACACCTGCGGAAAGGTCGCCTGCAACTTCGTCGTCGCCGCGTAATTCCACTTGGCCGAATGCGACGCCGCGGCGTTGGCGTAAGGATAAGCGGTGAAGTCGTTCTGATTGCCCGTGCATTGATAGAGCACGATCGCGTCGAGCCCCGCCGGCGCGTGCGACATGACCGCGGATACGAATCCAGAGGAAGGTCCGCCGTTCCCCCACCAGTCCCAAGCGTCGTATTGCGACGCCGGGACTTGAGTGATTCCCGTTCCGTCCCAAGGCGCGAGATCGACGATGTTGGTCCATTTCACGGTCGTGCTCGCCGGCCAATTCGTCGCCGAGACGAAGGAGATCGCCCCCGTCAGATAATTGATCGAGCAAGTCAGCCCGGCATAGGCGCCAAACCCCGTGCAATTGGTCGACCCGCCCACGCCGAAACCGGCAGCCTGATTGTCTTGCGCGATGAGCGTCGCGCCATTGAAGACCTGCGCGGTCCCGGCGAGGATCGTGTTGGCGACGCCGCCCTGATGCGGATAAGGCGCGCCGCCGGCGCAGCCCGGGCAGCTTATGCCGAGGCTGCTCTCGGCGAAGGTCAGCGTGCTCGACAGCGTCGTCGAACCGCCGGCGACCGTCTTCGACTGCGAGACATAACCGTTGTTCCAAATGTCCGCTGGTTCGCCCGGCCGCGCCAGATTGAGGATCTCGACGGGCCAGCCCTTGACCGCGGTCATCGCCCTGATCAGCGCAACGCCGCCGTCGCCCAGCCCGTTCACGCTGGACCCAGGTAGCGTCAAAGGCGTCAAGGGCCGCACGGCGACGGCGCCGGCGGGCGTGTAAGCGTTGGTCGTCAGGAAGGGCGAATAGCTGTAGGTCAGTGCGACCTGAGGGTCGATCGGCCCGACATAGGCGTGAAGCCCCGAGGCCAGCGAAAGCGAATTCCCCGCCCAGGAGTTTTGCAGCAAGAACGCGGCCTGCGATTGTCCGAACAGCGCAATGACCTCGCCGACCATGATCGGGCCGCCGGTGAAGACGTAACCCGTCCCATTGCTGGCGCGCACGCTGACGTAATAGGGGCCGCCGGCCGGCACGCCCGGTAAGGAGCCCGAGAAAGCCCCGCCGCCGAGCGTCCCGCCGATGTTCGTCCAGGCGCAGCCCGGCGCATAGCTAGAGAGCGCCGTGCAAGATCCTGCCGTCGAGGAAATCCGCGCCTGGATTGCCGCCGGCGTCCCGCCGAGCGCCGACGCGTTGTAGGTTCCGTCGACGACGACCGAGCCGGCGCCCGTCGTCTGATTGGTGATCGCATGGAAGGCATAGGCGCCGTGGTCGTTCAGCGCCAGCGCCGCCGTCGTCGCCACGGGCTCCGCGGCGAGCGGCGTCTGCGCCGCGGTCGGCGAGGCGATGAGCGGCGTCGTGGCGGCATAATTGCCGCTCAAATCCGTCAGGACCGCGCTCGCCGCGTTCCAACTGTAAAAACTGTGGACCGTGTAGGTCGACGGGTTCGCGGTGAAATAAGCGTAAGGGTCCAGCGCGCCCGTCGCGAATTCCCCGAGCAGCGTCATGTTGGGGATGCAGCCCGAACTCGCGCCGGCCGTGCAGGTCGAGTTGGGGAACTCGCCATAGATCATGCCGAGCGCGCCGATCGCGCCGCCCCAGCCCTGCTGGTTCGCCGTCGTCGAGGTGGACAAGGCGGAGCCGATCAAGCTCGCCGCTTCGCCCAGCGTCGTCTGCGCGCGGACCGCGCCGGTCGTGTTGCTGTAGAAAAACTCGTTGGCGGAGGTCATCGCCTCGGGCCCGACGCCCGTCGCCTGCGCGGCGGAGAGGATGTAAGTCCCGGCGCCGCCGGTTCCCGTCGCGCCGCTCGTCCCATAGGGCAGGATTTGCGCCGTCGTGACGCCCGCGCCGCCGATCGTCATGCCCGGCCAGATCGTGCCGGTCGGCGTGCCGGTGACGGTCAAAACCGTCGACGAGGTCGTCGTCTGTCCGGTGAAACCCGCGGTTCCCTGATTGGAAATGTAACTCACGGCCGGCGAGTTCTTCAGCGCGACGCCGTTTTGATCGACGCAAGCGACATATTGCAGGCCGGGCGCGGTGTCGGCGGTGTCGCCGCCGAACTCGCCGGCGATGCAAGTGACTTTTTGGCCCGGCTGAACCAGAATCCCGGTGGTGTAGCCCATCGTCAAGGTGAGCGATCCGCCGGACCCCGCGCCGATGCCGGAAATCCCCGCGACGCTCACCGTCGGCGCCGCCGCGCCGCTGCATTGGCCGGGGTCGGTGACGTGGATGAGATCGATCGCGCCGACCGCATTGACGTGCAGATAGCCCGCGGGCGCGCGCGTCGTGCAGGGGCCGCCCGTCGCGGTCCAAGGATAGGCGCCTTGCGTATAGCCCGAGCCGCCGACGAAGCTCGCCAGCGAGACGCCCTTCGTCTGCCACCAGTAAGAGCCGCCATAGGCGAGCTGCATGACGATCGACAAAGGCACGTTGTTGCCGGGGATACCGACACGAAAGGCCCGATCGCTTCCGCCGGGACAAGACGCAGACGAAGCGCAGCCGATCGTCGTCGTGGGAATGGTGGCGGAGAACAGCGTTTCGGCGGCCGTGCCGAAAGACTGCTGCATGTATGGATTGACTTGGAACTGCGCGAAGACGAACCACGACTTGGTCGTCGTGCTCGGCAAGGTGAAGGCGCCAAACGATCCGCCATTGGTTTTGAAGCCGTTGTTGGTCGCCGAGCCCGTCAGCGCATTGTCCGCGCCGAGCATCACGCTCGCGCGGGGCAGAGCCGTCGGCGTGACGAGACTGGCGAGTGCGTTGGCGGCGATGCGCGCGTATGGATAGAGCGCATAGGCGTTCGGCGCGGCGAGGACCAAGGCGGCGCCCAGCAAAAGCGTCTTGCGCATGTCAGAAGCCCTTATTGATGGCGCAGAGGAGTTTCGAGCCGCTCGCGGCGATGCAGGTCACGAGGTCGACCGCATTGGCCGCCGTCGACAGCACCGGCGTTCCGGCCGCGCCCCAATCGAAAGCGGCGCCCCAACTCGCCAGCGTGCGCGAGCCGGTTGCGTCCTGCGCGACCTGCAGTGTGTAAGTCAGACCGGCGATCACATTGGTTGGGCTGTAGACCGTCGCGCCCGAGCCGGTGAGAGTCACGGCGGCGTTGTATCCGGACGCGACGTTCCAGGAGATCGTCGCTGCATAGCCGAGCGTCTGCGCCGTGGCGGAGCCGGACAGCGCTGCTGGCGTCACGACCAGAACCGAACTCGTGCCGGCCTGGACATCCGCTCCGGCGGCGAAGGAGGCGCCGGAAGCGTTGATCGTCTGGTTCGGCCATGTCCCGCTGATCGTGACGTTCGTCCCCGCGACGAGGCCAGGGGATGCCGTTCCCGTGCCGCCATTGGCGATCGACAACGGCGCCCCGGACCAGTTCGCATTGTTGACCGCCGCGAGGAAGGCGAGCGAACCAAGCTGGCTGTATGTGGCGAAGCCCCCCGCGGCGCCCGCGGCGCCGCCCAGCGCCGCCAGCACGCCGGAGCCGGTCGTGACGCTCGACGGACACGCTCCGCTGCCGCCGCCGATCATCAGCGCGTTCGCGGCCAGTGTGACGCTGGTCGAAAGGCTCGTCGCCGAGGTGGCGCAGACGACCGAACCGGACGTCGCGCCGGTCGCCGCCTGTGGGAAAGCGATCGACGCGCCGGAAGCCGAAGCGCCGAGAACGCCGCCGGCGCCGATCGTCAAAAATTGCCCGGTCGAACCGCCGACGACCGGCGTCGCGCCGACGTTGAGCGCCGCGCCCGAAGAAAAACTGTCGGCGCGCGCGCCCGCCGCGAAAAATTGCAGCGCGAGCAGAGGAAGCGTCCGCTTGAGCATCAGAAGGTCTCCGTCACGCCAATGGTGGTGGTTCCGCTCGCCGCGACTGCGTAGATCGCCGCGGTCGTGTTCAGCGTCACGGAAGCGTTCGGCGGCAGCGGCATTCCCGTCGCGGTGGTGACGCCCGAGGGACCGAAGAACACCGTCGCCGCGCCCGCGTTCACCAGCGTCGCCGCGATGCGACCCGTCCCGCTGGCGCCGGTGCGCGCCGCGACGATTTGCGCGGCGCTCGTTCCAATCGATGTTTGCGACGTGGCGAGCGCGGCGGCCCCGACGGGATTGGCGTTCGCCCCGCCGCCGCCAAAGGACGCGATCTTATTGCCGGCGCCGTCTTCGACGATCACGCCGGTGGTGATCGATCCGTCGGGATTCTTCCATTGCATCTTCGGCTCCTTCTTGGGCGCGCGCGGGCTTGCGCGCTTGGAGGCCCAAGCGCGTTGTTGGAATTGGCGGGGGAAGTGGTCGAGGGAGGCGTTAGGAGGTCGCGACGATCGGCAGGAGATAATGGATCGTCATGCGCAGCTGACCGCCGCTGAAATTGCCGCCCGCGGCGGTGTAGAGCACCGCCGTATTGGCGTAGAAGGGCGCGGGGCCGATCAATCCGAGATTGGTCGAGCCGAGGCTGGTTCCGAGCAAGGCCCCAAATTGCGCGGCGTTGCCGGAGACGCCGCAGCTATAGGACGCTGCGCCCGTGATCGCCGCGACGACGCGGTTGGAGACGGCGAGAATGATCGCGCCATTGGGAATGAGCACGCTCGAACTCGTCGTCGCGCCCGAGAGCGTCACCAGCTGTTCGAGACATCCCACCGAGACGCCGCCGCCATGCGCGGCCTGCGCCAGCAGACTCGTGGCGCCGAGCGCGACGACCTCGGAGAGTTTCGCGGCGGGCCAGCCGCCGGGCGTCGCGCCGTCTTGCAGGCAAAGCCGGTTGTTGGTCGTGTCGACGACGACCTCGCCCTGCTTGCCGGTGAATGCGGCGACGTTGGCGGCGGTGTCCCGCCGCAATTGAACTTGCGTGCTCATGACGTGGCGTTCCCCAAATCGACGGCGGCGTAAACCGCGCTCGTCGCCGTGCCGAATTGATCGAAGATGCTGGCGAGGATGCTCGCCTGACCCCAGTCCTGCGCCTGGCCGAGCAGCAGCGCATTCGTCGCTGGGCCGAGCGCGCCGCCGCCGTTGGGGACGTAGCCGTAGACCGCGCAGGTCGAGAGATCCTGCAGGCCGCCGCCGAAGACGTTGAAGCTTTGGAATTTGAGATGGATCGTCTGGCCGACGAAGTTGCTCGGCAGCGCATATTGCACGACGGCGCCGTCGAGCCGCGCAAACGGCGCCCCCGTCGCATGGGCCGAGGGCTGCGCGCCATACATGCCGCGCGGCAGGCCGGAGAGACTATATTTGTATGTCGCGGTGAGCGTCGCCGTCGCAAAGCCGATCAGCTCGCCGTCGACGAGACACAGCGTCTGCCCGGCGTTGGCCGCGGCCTGCGTCGCCGTGTTGAGCATGCCGGCGCTTTCGGTCAGATCGACAGCGAGGACGTTCGTCGCGTCGTAGCCGCTCGCCGCAGGCAGCGCCGCGGTCAGAAACCCCTGGCGCAGCGGGTTCTGGATCGTCGCGATGCGTTGGTAGGAGACGTTGTCGAGCGAGGCCCAGACGATGCAGCCGCCCCAATTGGGATCCGCGACGCCGCCCGCGCCGCCCGAGGCGCCGAGCCAGATTTGCGCGCCGTCGTTCGTGAGTTGCGGCGGCGGTTCGAAGATCAGCGGCGCATTCACGGGATCGGCGGCGACGGCCGTATTGATCCCCGAACTGCCGGACGCGCCGATCGGATTGACCGCGGGCGTCGAAACGCCGACGACCAATTCCTCGGCCAGGATCGACAAGAGACCGCCGTCGTCCTCCTCGATTTCGACGATGCGCACCGGCGTCGCGGCGAGTCCGAGATTGGCGTCGGTCAGGGCGACGACGTCCATCGGATCGAGCAGACAAAACTCCCAGGAGAGATCGAATTTGAACTGCGTGCGCACATAGAGGCCGCGTTGCAAGAGCGTCTGCGCGACGGTGGCCGCGACGGTCAAATCGCATATCTCGTGCGCGGTGATGGTCGAGCCGACGCGCAAGCCATATTGCTCGATCATCGCCTGGTCGCGCGCTTCGACCGGCGTCGCCTGATACTCCGGCAGGCCTTGGCCGCTCGTCACGCCGGTGCGGTTGAGCGCCTCGATGCGCAGCAAATTCGGCAGCGTGAACGGATCGAGGCGCGAGAGTTTGATCGGGTCTTCGTCGCGCCGATAGACGAGATCGTCGTCGGAGAGCGTGTAAAGGGGAGCCAGGCTCGGCGTATAAGTCTTGCCGAAGCCCGTCACGCTCTGATCGCCATAGGGGATGAAACGCAGCCGGTCGCCGGACCAGACCGCCGCCGTGTTGAGCAGTTGCAGCCAGCGCGTCAGCACGCTCGACGCCGTTTCCGTCTGGTTCAGCATCGGGCTGAAACAAACGCCCAGCGCCCGGCAATAGCTCTGCAGCGAAGCGTCGCCGCCGGAGCCGTAGAGCGTCGTCGCGTCGACGTTGGCGCCGGGAAAGCCGACGCCATATTGCGGATTGATCAGGAAATCGGCGATCACTTGCGCCGGATCGGCGTCGAGGCCATTGGCGCCGGTGCCGAAGAGCATGCCCTGCACTTCGAAGTTCAGCGTGCCGATGCTGGCCGATTGTCCAAGCCCGAAGCCGGCGGCGCAGACGTAGGCCGTGCCCGTGTAGGCGAGCGCTTCGCTCGGATTGTTCGCCGAGAGATAGCCCCAAACCGCTTGCGGCGTCGTTCCCGAAAACAGCGTGAGGCCCAGCGCCGAAAGTCCCGAGCCGCCACCCGTGACGACGCCGTTCGTCGTCGCATATTGCGTCCCGTGGATGGATTGCCCTTGATAGACTTGATTGATTCCGACGATCGGCCCTTCGCACAGAGCCATCATCAGATCGGCGCTGTAGGTCCACCCCGAGACCGACCAGGCGAAACCGCCGCCGCCCTTGCCGCCGCCGAGGACGCCGCCCTTGCCGCCTCTCGGAGTCGGAGAGAACTGCGGAATGGCGCGGAAATTCGCGTAATAGACGATGTTGACGGCGAGCTTGTTCATGCCCCACAGCAGCGGGATCGGCAGAACGTTGGTCGCCGTCTGCAGTTGCAGGCCGGTGTAACTCGGCCAGATCATCGCCGATTGCGGCGAGGCCTTCTTGGCGGCGAGGAAACTCATGCCGTTGCGTCCAGAATGCTGGCGTAAAGCGCCTCGTCGATACGTTCGCGCATCATCGCATTTTGCTCCACGACTTCCTCGAGCACGACGCGCGCCGGCCAGGAGGCGTGGACGAGCGTCAGCGGGTTTTCGCGCGTCACGATCCCGCCGTGGCTGTAGCAACGACCGACGCGGAACAGCATCACGTCGCCGGGCTGCGGCGATACGACGTGACTCGCGCGGGCGAAGAGCGCGTCGAGATAGCGCTCCTCGCCGCGATGCAAATGCCAGTCGTGCGTATAGGGACGCGGGTCGAAGGGCGCGACGAGCGCGAGATCGACGAAGACACGCACCAGCAGCATGCCGCAATCGCAGCCGACGCCCTTGACGTCGGCGCAATTGTGGTACGGCGTGCCGATCCAGCTGCGCGCCTCGGCGACGATTTTGGAGCGCATGGGGGAGTCCTCGGTGCGACGCGACGCGACGCCATCGGCATGGCGGCGACGTCGCCAAGGAAGGCGTCGTGCTCCGAAGGCTCCCGCGACATGGAAATGCGCGGCTTCGGGACGAATCAATCGTCAGATCGATTTTGGATGGGATCGGGATTCGGATCGCCGCCAGCTCGGCGCCGACCTAGCCTGCTTCCTAAAGCTTCAGTCGCACCAGAAGCGGCTTGGGCGAGTTCGGCTCGGCTGCGGATATTCGAAGCACGCCGTGGCGTCCCTGGGGATGGAAATCGTCACCGGCTCGCGCGAAGGGAATTTTTCGCCCGGCAGATTGGCCTGTTCGCAAACGGCGACCACGTCCGGAACGGGGCCATTGAAGAGGCGCTTGTCGTAAAATCCCGTATAGGAAAGGTGGCTTCCCTGCTTGTGAGGCGGCAATTTCTTCGGCGGAAATTGCGCCGGCTCCACGTCGAGCGACATGATTTCGTCGCGGCCGGGGCCATCAGCATCCTGCCAATAAAGACTGACGAGGCTGGTCTCGAACGGGCATTCCGCTTTGTGTTTTTCAGCGCCGGAAACGGGAAAAGAGATAAGTCCCATTCCTGCGAACGCGGACGCGAAGGCGAGCCGACGCAGATCGAACATAATTCACCGCTCCCTACTATTGTCCGTCAATAGGGAGAGATAGTATAATATCTTGTGGCAGATTCAAAGTCGCGCCGATCCCATTTGATGCGCGACACAATCGCTCCGCTCGGTCCCTTCGTGCGGTCATGCCACTGGTTCAAGAGATACACTCCGCTGCTGTCCTGTCCAAGATATATTCCGGTATGGCTCTTTCCGGACGCGCCGTTTCTCCCGCCGGGCGGACCGTAGGTCAGTCGCCCTTTTCCGTCGAAATCGTTGAAGGTGGCGACGGGCGTTCCAACTGCGATATCGACTCCTTGCACATGAGTATTCGGACGCCAGTTTTGGGCGGAACCGAGACCGGGAACGAACTCATGCGTGAGTTGCGCGCATTGACCGACATTTGCTCCCGCTCCGTAGACTTGACCGAAGACAGCCTGATATCGCGCGGCGGCGGCGCGAACGTCCGGCGGAAACCGCGCGAGTTCCGAGGAAGCCTCCGACGCCTTAAATCCCAATTCGCCATTGCCCCGAGGCAGCCAGGAGTCGATGTTTTGCGCCTTCGCCTCGTCGTGGTCTCTGGACCGAGGCGGCGTCTGAGCTGCAGGCTTCGGCGCGGCGCGGACCGGCTTTCGCTCGGCGGCCTCGGCGGCGGGCTTTTTCGCCGCCGGAAGTTGGGGAAACAACGGCTCGTCTTCGTCAGCGGGAGTGGCGTGCCTCGGCGCCGCGAGGCTGCCGCCGCGCGGCTTCGTTTCGACTGGCGTTCGCGCGGGAGAAAATTGGCCGACGAGATCGTCGACGACGTTCGCGCCGGCGCCGGCGATCGTGTCGAGGACGCCGCCAGCCGCGTGTCCCGCCGTGGCGATTGTCCGCGCGACGGTTTCGACCGGCGATTCCTCGGTTCCTCTCGCCGCGTTCGAAGCCGCGAAACGCCCGGCTTCGTCGTGATTGGAATTGAATTTGACGAAGCGCGCGGCGGCTTTCGCGAGGATGGCGTCGGCGACCAGCTGCAAGCCGGCGTCGAGTACGCCGATTTCCGCGAGGGCCGTCGCGCATTTCAAGAGCGCTTGCGGCGTCGGTTCCGGGATCTCCGGCAGGCCCAGGAATACGGCGGCGATGCAGGCGCGCGCTGGGTCGCCGTCGTTCAACGCTTTTGCGACGGCCGCGATACCGCCCAATTTCGAGACCGCATCGACCGGCAGGCCGTAGCAGCGTTCGAGATCGCAGTTGATATCGACAAGCCACCGTGGCTTTCAGCGCCGAGCCCCGGCGCCGACAACTTCGCTTTCAAGAAGCGCGATGGGCCCGACATGCAAGCCCTCGAGGCCGCAAGAGACGCCGCGATCGTCTCGGCGCCTCGAAAGCGCGTGGGTACGAATGAAGCCTGCATCGGTCATGAACGGCTTTCGTGTTGGCGCGCTCCGCGCTCAGATCGCCATCTGCGGCGGCGGCACATAGGGGAAACCGCGGAAATTGGCGAGATTGTTGAAACGCGCCAAACAGGTCGCCTGCGTGTGATCGCAGCCGCAAAAGACGGTGAAGGCGTCGCCGGCGGCCGGTAGGACCGGCAGCGGATACATCAGCGTGAAGGACGAGCCGGCCGACACCGATTTGACCGTCGCCGATACGCCCGCATTGGCGCCGGAAGAAAAGACCAGTCTGCCCTGCGCATGCGCCGCGAGCGCCGCCGAAGAGAGAATGAGGCTCGTCGTCGAACCGGCGCCGGCGGCGTCGTTGGTCGAATAGGCGCCGGCCGGAAGGCCGCAGCCCGCGTCGAACAGCGTGTGCTGGCAGGTTGGACCGAAAATGTTGCGCGGCATGTCGATGTCGAGCAGCACGAGTTCGTTGGCGACGGTGATCTTCGCCCTGGTGCGCCCCACTTCGTCGACGGTCGAGACGCGCCCGAGAAACAGAGTGACGCCGTCGACCACAGTCCCGCCGATGACGTCCGAGAAAAACACGCGGTCGCGCCGCAACTGCGCGCCGTCGAAGGCCCCGTCACGCAGGGCGACGAGAAATTGCGCGCCGCTGGTCAAATCGGCGGGACGCGCCGCGACGGTGATTTCCTGCCGGTCGACGTTGAGCCCGACCGAGGCGCGGTATTTGAGCCCAGAAATCAGCGGTCCATTGGCGAGGAACAGCTTGCCCGCGTAGGTAACTGGGACGTCGGCGTTGGTGTAGGTCAACGCCAGCCCGTTGCTCTGCGTGAAGGTGAAGCAGTCGGCGAAGGCGATCTGCATGTCGGCCTTCGCCCGCGCCGCGGCGAGGAAGGCGATGAGCGCCGCGGAGGCCTGTTTCATTGGCGCACGCTCCGAAACTTGACGCTCTTCGCCGCCCAGAGATTTTGCATGAAGTTCTCGAATTCGACGGAATCGTCGAGGAAACGGCAAACGAAGGCGTAGGCGAAACTCGCCGCCACGAGGACGCCCGCCGCAGGCGCGGTGGAGAAGCTCAAAACGTTCGGCGCGATCAACGTCCAGTTCGAGACGGAGACGCCGTTCAGCGTCACGGAGGCGACGGAGGTCACATAGCCGACGGGGTCGAGCGCCGCGCCGATCGACCGCATGAATTTGAACTGCGTCGTCGTTCCGTCGCCGGTTGCTATGAACTGGTTCGTCGCGCCATCGTCGTTCGGATCGGTGTAGAGAAATGCGCCGAGTGCGCCGCCGCATTGCAGATAGAGCCCCATGATCGATTGAAGCGATTGCGCCGCCAGTCCCGGGTATTGCGCCGCGTCGGCGGCGAGGCCGTCGAAGCCGACCTCGAATTCGTAAAGCCCGCCGTAAAGGCTGGTGCGCACGCTCCTTCCCGAAGAATGATCGGCGAGGACGCTCGCCGCGATCGGCGACTTGGTCGCGAAGCCTTGGCCCAGAAGGACGGGAAAAACGGGAAGGGTCACAATTTCACCGTGACGAGTTTGACGCTCTTCGCCGCGAAGAGCTGATTGCCGAATTGCTCCACGTCGAGGGCGTCGTCCTGGAAACGGCAAAGCCATAGGGCGCCGCCATCGACGTCGATCGGCGCGCCGCTCGGCGGCGCAGCGGCGAGTGTGAGCGCGGGCTGGTAGCCCGGCGACAGCGTCCAGGCGCCGGCGGAGAGCGGCGTTCCGTTCACGCGCACCGCGGAGAGACTGGAGACGCCGGCGAGCGGCTCGCTGAACGCTCCGGTCGAACGCAGCATCGGAAACATGGTCGTCGCGCCGTCGCCCGTGCCGACGAGCTGGTTTTGCAGCGCCGACAGTCCCGGCGGCGCGATCCAAAAAGGCAGTGTTTGTCCCTGCACCGACTCGAAGAAGCCGACGATGGTTTGCAGTTCGAGCGTCATTTGATCGCCGCGCAAAAAATCGAAGACGAGCTCGATCTCGTAGAGCGGCCAGCGCATGTTCGGCCGGCGCGCGGATTTTCCGGAAGCCCGCTCATGTAGGACGGTCGAAAACCTCGGCGTCACCTTGGTCGACCAGCCTTGGCCGAGCAGCGTCGGAAAGCTCGGAAAACCCCCGAAACTCGGCGCGGGCGAGGCAGAAGGCGCCGCGAGCGCCGGCAGCTTGCCGTTCAGCCAATGACCGTAGCGCCAATTGCCGGCGTCGCCCCATATGTCGGAGCGCAGCGGAAATTCCGGCAGCGGCCGCGCGTCCCAACACCAGGCGAACATCAGATCGGTCGCGATCATCGGCACGCCGCCGGTGGAAGTGACGTTGTTGCTCGACCAATATGTGGAAAAGGCCTGATGCGCGAGCAGCGCGATCGTGTCGTCGAGGAGCGGCGCGGAACCGCCGGGCGCCAGGATCGACCAGAAGGGCGCGCCGCCCGCCGTCGAACTCGGATCGTAGAATTTGTTTTGTTGGTTCGGCGCGCGGTCGACGGTCGGAAAACCATATTCGAGAAAGCAGACGCTCTTCGATTGCGGCGCCCACTGCGTGTGAGGCCCGCGCGGGATCGTTCCATTGCCGTCGCCGCTGTCGTAGACGGCGCGATGCGTATCGTTCCACCACCAGCGGATTTGTTTGAAGGCGAAGAGCTGTTGATTTGCGGCATAGGCGCTGCGCGTCTGCGCCAGCCGATCGCCCTGCGGCGCCGTCACCTTTTGCAGCGTTCCATTCGGATCGAGAGCCTGCGAGACCGTGTAGTCGGCATAAAAATAGTCGAACTTCTCGCCGCCCTCGATGTTGGCTTGCAGATAAGCGACATTGTGAACGTCTGGCGCGCCGGTCAGCGCGAAGCCGCGCGTTGCGGGCGACGCCACGGGCCAGGAGGTCGGCGTGGGCAGGCGCCAGTTTTGCGCGTCACGACCGCCGCTTCCGGTGGTCCAGTCGGCGAGCGGCATGTAATTGTCGAAGGCGACGAAATCGATCGCGCTCGCGGCATAGAGGCTGTCGAGATGCGGCCAGATGCCGACATATCCCGTCCCGCTGTGCTGCGCGCCCATCCATTGCGTCCAATCGGGCGAATAGACGATGAGGTTTTGCCGCGCGGCGAGGTTTTTGGTCAGTCCCGCCGCGTCGAACACGGCGCGGCAATCATTGGCGAGCGCGACGAGGCCGGCGACGAAGGGATAGTCCCACAACGCATTGCCGCCGCCGTCCGGCGTTCCGGCCGGCGTCCAGGCGGGACCGCGAATGGCCTCCAGCCCGCCGAGCTCCGAGCCCATCGCGAACAGCGAAACGCCGCCGGCGACCACCGCGAGATTGGCGTAGTGCAGAACGAAGCGGCGGTAGGTGAAATCGGTGACCGAGCCCGAATAATGCACGGTGAGATTGGCCGCGTCGCGCGTGAACATCGACGTGCTGGCGGCGCCGAGAAAGCCCGCCACGGCGGCGCTCGCCGCCGCGGAAACGTCCGGCGTATAGGTGATGCCGGCGCGCCAGGGTTTGCCGGGCGTGTCGAGACCGACAAAGAGATAGAGCGCGACCTTCAAGCCGCGCGCCTTGATCGCCTGAATGCAGCGCACGATCGATTGATCCGAGGGCGTGCCGCCATAGGCGGCGTGGACGCCGTCAGGCTTGCTGATCGGGATCAGGCCGCCCGTCGCCAGCGTCACGTCGCTCACCCGCCAGGAGTCGCTTCCGCCGGCGGTCGGCTGAAAGGCGCCGCCGATGAAGGTCGAGGAGGGGTAAATCTGGCAGGTCGCGGCGTTCAGCGAATTGGCGAGCCACTGCACGACGATGGCGACCGTCGCGCAATTGGGCAGCGTCGCTTGCAACTGATCCAGCGCGAAGGCGAGATCCGTCTTCGTCCCGCCAGGCGCGTGATAGGTGTTGATCGGCGTCATCGCGCCGCCAGGCAATTGCCCGCTGTAGGCAATCGTGTCGTAGGTGAACTCGCCCGTCGCCGGGATCAAGTTTATGGCGCCGATATAGGGAAAGCTCATGTCGCGCCCCTCGAAGAAAAGGCCCGTGGAAGGCGGGCCGGTTTGGCGCGCGCCGGGTCGACCGCCTCCGCGCCTTAGCGGCCGCGCCGATCTCGCGCCTCGTCAAAACGGCGTCGACGGGCAAGTCGCAAGGACGTTCGCGTTCGCTGTTAAGGATCGCGAGAGTGCGCATTTTCACCCGGCGGCTTCGCGCACGCCCAAGTTCAATCCGGCGCGACGAACAAGCCCGCGTCGATATCGCGCAATTCGGCGGCGGCCTTCATACCCACATCGGTGAATTTCGCGGCGCTCAACTTTTCCAGCAGTCTTCGCGCCAGTTCCCGGGCAAAGCTATAGGTGAAGATCGCCGCCTGCACTTGAACCTGAGAATTTGGATTGTCATAGAAACGCATCAAAGCTTGGCGCGCGGCGAAGCCGCGCCGTTTGAGCTCGGCATGCACGGCGGACAAGGACTTTTCGCATTCGTTGTATTTTTTGGCTCCGCCTCCAAATACTTGAGCGTAAGTCTCGTCCTCGACCAGGCAAATTTCCTCAAATCGCTCCAGCAAACCTTCGAGCGTCAGAGCTTCGAGGTTCAGGCCTTTCTTGGCGACGATGTACTTTCTGAACAGGCGATTGATCCTCTCGCGCTCTTCCCAGGCCTGCTCTTCAAAGCGGCTCCAATCCGTGCATTTTTGCCCGATCCGCCGCATCTCCTTCAGTCGACCCTGAACAGTCCGGTTTGGAAAATCGCCTTCGTCGATCATGGCGCCAACACTCCGAGCACGAAAACTCGGATCCCGGTTCAATCCAACATCGCCGTTCCGTTGTCGATCGCGCTCAACGTCATACCGGCGTCTAGAGCCTGATAGAGCGATTTCTGATTTTGAAGAGCCTCCAGGCAGCGTCGGGCCGGCCCGGGGGCCACGCGGTAAGACAAGGTCGCCGCCTTCAGCTGAACCTGATGATTGAAGTGGTCGTAAAAGCGCATCAGCGCCCGGCGAGCGTCTGGGCCGCGGGCTATTAGCTCTTCATGCACGGCCCATAGGGCGTCTTGACATGCGTTGTATTTCTCAATGCCTCCCTTACCCGTGTCGTAATGAGTTTCGTCTTCGACCAAGCAAATCTCCTCGAAACGTTCGAGCAGTGCATCAAGGCTCATCGCCTTGAGGTCCAAGTTCTTCCTTGCAACGATATATTTATGAAACAGCCATTTGATTCGTTCGCCTATTTTTCTGCCTTCTTCCTCGAAGCTCGCCCAGTCCTTGCATTTTTGACCAATTCGCCTGAGTTCGTCCAGATGATCCTGTGGCGTCCGAACCGGAAAATCTTCCTTGTCGATCATGGCTGCAACACCCCGATCTTGCGTAGGCCGTCCAAGCCAATTTGGTAGCGCTCCGCCACGCTCTTGCCTTTGAGATACTGACGCGGCGTCAGCCGCCCATATATGTCCTGTTTGGTTTCGTACCAACGGTTCAATTCCCAATGTTTGGCCGTCGGTATGCTCACGAGGTTGTCGGAGCCGTAGATGAATTCATCGTCCGAACCATCCTTCGCCCCCGTCGCACGTTCGACGACGTGATGAATATCATATCCTCGGCGAGGCGTCTTGGCGGTGGCGCGCAATTCGTCGAGCGTCCGCGGCGCATCGTAATAGGCTTTGACGTAGGGAGCGATCGCACGAGCGATTTCGTACGCCGCATAGCCCAGATCGACAATCAGTTTTATCGTTTCGGCAATGGGAACTTCCGGTCCGAAGACAGCTCCCGCCGCTCCGATCGCGATGTCGGCGATAATCTTCTTGATGAGGTCCGCGGCGAGTTTCGTCAGGACGCCGCGTGCGAGTTGCTCGGCGTCCACCGCCTCGTTCTCGTCCGCGGGTTCGGGTTTCGGCTTCGGCCGAAACTGGCCACCCTTTCCGCCGGGCGATCCCGCCGGCCAGCCGGGATGATCGGGATCCCCGGCGTCAGCCTTCAGCAGGCCTGTTTGCGCAAGCTCCGTCGCGCATTTCATCAGCGCTTGCGGCGAGCGCTCGGGAATTTCCGGCAGGCGCAGGAACACAGCGGCGATGCAGGCGCGCGCCGGGTCGCCGTCGTTCAGCGCATTCGCGACGGCGGCGATCCCGCCCATTTTCGCGACTGCGTCGACCGGCAGGCCGTAGCAGCGTTCGAGATCGCGGTTGATGGCGGCGAGCGGCCGCGGCGTAAAGCGCCGTCTGCCTGCGCCCGCGGGCTCGCTGTCGAGCAATGGGACCGAGCCGACGAAGAGACCGTCCAACGCGCAAAAAACCCCGCGATCGTCGCGGCGCGACGCGAGCCTGTGCTCGCGCCCGAAGGGAGCGTCGAACATTGCGGAACTCCGAAATTTGGGAGTGAGCGCGCGACCTCCGCCGACCGCGATGGAACGCCAGCAGCGGACGAGAAAATTTCAGTTGGAGAGCGCGTCGCTCATACCGACATTTGCGGTGGCTGCACTCGGGGAAAGCGCCGGAGGCTTGCGAGATTGTTGAACCGGCTCCGACACGTCGGCACGGTGTGGTCGCGGCCGCAATGGACCTTCGCCGTATCGCCAGCGGTTGGCGGGGCGGGCAAGGAATGGAGCGGGTGAGTACGAGGCTCTCGCATCACATATTTCAGCATGGTCGAGACGCGAGCGGCGCCGGCGTCAATGGGCGGACCGGCGGTCCAAGGCCTCGATCGCCGATCGAATCTCTCTTAGAAAGTCGGCGGCATTCCCTTCACGATCCGTGAGTATGGATACGCCAGCGCCGCTCTTGCGCCAGATGCGCTCCAGCTCCGCGTCTTTGTATTTGCCGCTCAGCAATTCGTCGAGATAGGCGATTACCACGCCGCGCTGCGTGGCGGAGAGTTCGGCGTTGGAAACCGCATCTTCGATTACCTGCTCTACGGTCTCATGGCCGTAGCCGCAGTCCTGATGAAACCAAATGCACAAAGCGGTGAACTCTTTGGGGACCGGCGTCATGTCAGTTCTCCGGGTTGATTGGAAAGGCCGTGAAAATCCTGAATCCCCTCTTTGAGCTCTGATCCCGCCTTATCACGACACGGACGCCGAATGTGTCCCGAATGATCGTTTGCGACCTGTCGGTCGGCTTATCGGCTTATAGGATTCGTAGCCCGTCGGCGATTTGAACCACGTTTCGATCGCCGCGCCGCGCGTTTTCCCCGAGACGACATCATCAACGACGGATGCGTTTTGGGCAAGAGTCGAATTCACCAGCTTGTTCGCCGCCCCCAATGACGGGAAGGACCCGACGCGATCCTCCCAAAAAGCCAGCCTTCCAAGCCGCCACCGACTGTTTTCCACGCGACGAATCAAGTATTCGCGACTCTTGCCGACGTGTTCTCGTATCGCGTGCCCTCTGTGCGCGCCCCCTTCCTCCTCGGCGAGGTCGACGAGGAACTCCGTCTTCGGTCGGAACTGCCCGCCTTTGCCATCGGTCGTTCCTGCGGGATATCCCGGATGTTCGGGATCATCCGGAGAGGCCTTGAGCAGGCCAGTTTCCGCCAGCTCCGTCGCGCATTTCATCAGCGCTTGCGGCGAGCGCTCGGGAATTTCCGGCAGGCGCAGGAACACCGCGGCGATGCAGGCGCGCGCCGGGTCTCCTTCGTTCAGCGCATTTGCGACGGCGGCGATTCCGCTCATTTTCGCGACCGCGTCGACCGGCAGGCCGTAGCAGCGTTCGAGATCGCGGTTGAGGGCGGCGAGCGGTCGCGGCGTAAAGCGGCGTTTGCCGGCGCCCGCGGGTTCGCTGTCCAGAAGTGGGACCGAGCCGACGAAGAGACCGTCCAAAGCGCAATGAACCCCGCGATCGTCGCGGCCCGACGCAAGCCTGTGCTCGCGCCCGAAGGGTGCGTCGAACATTGAGGAACTCCGAGATTTGGGGAGAGCGAGAGCCGCCCACTGCGACGGAACGCCGGCGGCGGAAAAGAAAACTTCAACTGCAAAGCGCTTGGCTCACACCGTAATTCGTCGCCGTTCGCGGGCGGCTCACGCGCCTCACGCCGGATTGAGCCCCTTCATTCCCAAATGCGCGCCGTCGCGCACATGCGCGGCCATTGCCTTCATGATCGCGCGGCCGTTGCCTTGCAAAAAGCTCGCAACGCCTTGCGCGTCGAGCGCCTGCACCTGAAAAGTCACCGGTGCGTTGACGTGCGGCGCGCTCTGCGAAGCACCTCCACCGCCAGAGATCAGATTGCGGAAGGCTTCGCCCTGCGTCGCGGTCATCACCAATTCGTTCTTGTGCACCATGGCCATTTGGTCGTGCGGAATGTTCCAGGCGCCGATGTCGAAGCTCGCGACCGACGCCACGCCGGCGACCGTCGCTTGCGCCGCCGCCGCGGGCCCCGCCGCCGCCGGGCCGAGCAGCGGCGCCATGAAGCCGAAGACGCCGGCGAAAGTCTCCGCGGAAGAGGCGAGAATGCTCTTCACCACGGCCGCCGCCTTGGCCGCCGTGTCGGCGACGGCGCCCGAGGCGGCGCTGGCCGCACGCTGCGCGGTTCCAAGTTGCGTCGCCGCAGTCATGGCTTCTTCGCCGAGCACATGGGTCGCGACGTTCTTGGCGATCGTCATCGCGAAACTGGCGATCCATTGCGTGCCCATGCCGACGAAATATTGAACGACCGACAACGCCATTTGCCGCGTCGCCTCGCGAAAGGTCGTCGTATGCTGCAACAGCCCCATGATCGAGGAGCTCATCGAAGAGCCGATGCGGCTGGCGAGGCCTTGCCAGATTTTGTCCTGGTCCTCGGCGGCGCGATAGGCGAGCTGCAGCATCTGTTTTTGATGCGAGGCCTCCAGGTTCGCGATTTTGTTGAGCGCCTGCTGCTTTTGCTGCGGAGAGAGATCCTCCAGCGCCGCCTCTCGTTCGAGCAGGGCGCGATGGATTTCGAATTCCTCTTGCGTCGCCTGCTTCACCAACGCGAGCTTCTCCTGCTCGCTGATGTTCTTCAAGCGCGTTTCGCCGTCGAAGATCGTCTTCTTGACCGCGAGGGATTCTTGCAGCGCGCGAATTTCGCCGTCGATGCGCGTCTTGACGACGTTGGCCGACTCTTCGGCGTCGGCTCCGAGTTGTTTGAAGCCGGCCGAGGCGGGACGCAGCGCCTCGGTCAGATTGCCGTTCAACCCGCGCCCGAGTTGCGCGAAGGCGTCGGTCGCGGGCGCGCTGCTGCGCGCCGCCTCGCCGATGCCGTCGGAGAGTTTCTTGATCTCCGGCGTCACGCCGGACAGCGCGCCGCGCACGCTGGCGAGGCCGTCCTCCAGCCCGCCGGTGTCGGCGCCAAAGCGTATCGTGACGTCGTCGGCCATCGTGCCTCCTGTCGAACAACCGTCCGTTGGTTAAGGAATTTTCAAGTCGACATTCAGCCGCCGTTAAGTCGACTGTCGTATAATCGTCCACGAAGATTGATTCGCGGATGCAACGATGCGCTCAAAAGCACTGGCTTTGCTGCTCCTCATCGGGGAAATCGGCAGCGCTTGCGCTCAATCCGGGCGTCTCGACCCGCGCCTCAACCCGCAGGTTACGCAGGCGACCCTCGACAGCACGATCTGCGCGCCGGGCTGGTCGCGCCGCGTGCGACCGCCGACGGGCCATACGCGCCAGGTGAAGATCGACCTCCTTCGCGCCTTCGATCTGCCCCTCGCCGAAACGACCGATTTCGAACTCGATCACCGCATCCCGATCGGCCTCGGCGGCGCGCGCTACGACCGCGCCAATCTCGAACTGCAGCCCTGGGACGAGGCCAGCGACAAGGACCGCAAGGAAGTCTGTCTAGCCCGCGCCGTTTGCTCGGGCCGTTTGTCTCTCGACGCTGCGCGCGACCGCATCGGGCGCGACTGGCGGCATGTGGGGGCCGGGTGCGATTAGCGGCGCGCCGATCTGCGTCAGTAGCCTTCGCCCACCTCATAGAGCGTCACGCCGAGCGCGGACTCGCAAACCGCCAGAAAGTCCGGCGTGGCGTGCGCCTCACTCTCCACCACGCTTCCATCCGGCGCCGCCGTCTTCTCGAATGCGAAGGCCTTGCCACAATCGATCACGATCGCGAAACGCGACACGGCGCCGCCCATCAGCGTCGACTCGACGCCGGTCGCGCAGTCGCGTCGGATCGTGGTGTGATCCTGGGGTCGAAACTCGGCGCCGCGCACCCTCCATGAAGTAGGCGCCGATCGACACGGCCTGTCGCTCGCGACGCTCCGCCGCGCTGATCGCTCGCCCCACTCTCGGATCTTTTGTCGCGGGCGTGGATGCGTCCGGCGCATCGTCCTCGTCCGGCTTCAAAACATATCGGTTCGTGACCCAGGCTTCGAACAGCCGAGCCAGATCCTCGCCCGTCGGTCGGAAGCCGTTGTCCCTCGGCAACAGATAGCGCTTATATTCGACTCCCATGACTTCTTCCCATCGGACCGCAAACAATCTCTTGGCTCGACCCTTCTATACGCAGGGATCCAAAGCCAGCCTGAAAGCCGCGCCCACTGTGACCTCGTCTCGCGTCTCCGGAAAGACGACGGCGCTCTCAGCTCGACTTTGCGCATTTTTGATCTTGGATTTACATGGAGGCCCAGAAGATCGAGGCTTCGGCGACGATGCGGAGCGCCTCGTCGAGGGTGGTTGCGGTGCGGCCAAATGGGCCGAAGTG